TTTAATCAGACAGAGTTAGGTAAGAAAAAGTCTGAAGCGTTTAACTTAGAGTTATATTACTCACAGTATTACAATGACCCTAATGCAGCTAGTGAAGCTAAGATTACAAGAGATTGCTTCATGTACCTCCAGCCTAACTTGTTAGAGCAAAGACAGAATAGGTGGTTCTATGGTAATAAGGAATTAAAGCTTGCCTGTGGTATGGATTTAGCTTTTAGTGAAGGTAGTGGTATACGTAAGGTTAAACGAGATTATACGTCAATTGCTATAATAGCTTGGGACAATGAAGGTTACTTATACATACTTGACTTACAAAGATTTCAGACAGCTAAAGCTGAAGTCTACTATGAAAAACTTCTTACAATGCATGAGTATTGGGACTTCCGAGAAGTAACAGTCGAAACTAATGCGGGTGGTGCTGTAGTAGCTAATTTTATTCAAGATGAGATACGTAGAGCAGGTCAAACGCTTGTAGTTAAACATCAACATAAAAACCAGAGAGAAGGTACAAAAGAAGAGCGTAATGCTCAGTTGTTTGAACCTCTTTACAGAAATAAAAGTGTTTATCACACAAAGGGTGGTTATACCAGATTACTAGAAGAAGAGTTACACCTAACAAAGCCACCACATGATGATTTAAAAGATGCTGTATGGATAGCTGTTAGTAATAGTAAACGACTAGCTAAACCTAAATTCGCAACAAACAAAAGAGAACGAACTGTTGTTAACGCTTCTAATCGTTTTCTTAGTAGGAGAAGAAGAGCTTGATTACCCTTAATTATAATAACAAGGATGCCTTAGCTGGTGATATAGCTGGGTACTGGGAAGAGTGGAATTCTTCTCGAACAACTGCTATGGCTTTATGGGCAGAGATAGACAACTATCTTCTTGCTACAGATACAAGTATGTTAGAGGGTGGAGATAACTTTGACCATAAAACACATCTACCTATTTTGTCAGAGCTACATGAAGACTTACTAGCTATTGTCTACAGTACAATGTTTCCACATGAAGATTGGCTAGGGTGGAAAGGTTTTGAAATAAATGCTATTACAAAACAATTGCGAGGTAAACTCCAAAGTTATATAAAGCAGTGCCATGCACTTAGTGGCTTTAACATTCAAATGCGTAAAGTGATTGATGACTTAGTACGTTATGGTAATTGTTTTGCTCAAGCTTATTATAAAAATGATACAACTGACACAGACGAAGGTTATGTATCAGGATACTCTGGCGCAGCCGTAAAACGTATTAGTCCTTTTGATATAGTATTTAACCCTACAGCTACAGATTTTGAAAAGACTCCTAAGATAATCCGTAGTTTAGTCTCCGTAGGAGAGCTTCTAGAGTTCTTAGAGGGGATATCTGACGAAGATAAGGTGATTACCCCAGAAGAAGTAGAGAGTCTCTTAAAAAGACGTACAGGAGGTTTTAGAGACTACGCTGAACGCTATAAAGAAAAACAGTACACTCCTCAAGGTTTTGGTAGTTTAGATGAGTACTACAGTTCTGGTTATGTAGAACTTCTTTGGTTCTATGGAGATATACTAGATGAAGTAGAAACAAAAGTTTATAAGAAGCGTTGTATTGTTATTGTTGATAAAGATACTGTTGTACTAGATAAGCAAGAAATAAAATCTTCTGTATTTAAAGGAGGTTGGACAGCACGACCTGATAACTTATGGAGTCAAGGGCCATTAGATAAAGTTGTGGGAATCAACTATATGATTAACCACAGAGAGAATGGTAAGAATGATGCTATTGATAAATTCATTTATCCAGATAGGTCTTATGTTGGTGATGTAGAAGAGATATATGACGAAGTAACAGGTCATACTAAGTACATTATGCCTGAAGGTGGAAGTGTTTCTGATATACGTCCTGACTCTACTGTACTCACTTTTGATAATCAAATAATGATGCACAGAGATTTAGCACGTACAAGTGCAAGACTTCCTCAACAACTAGCTGGCTTTAGAACAGCAGGGGAGAAAACTGCAACAGAAGTACAGAGTCTTAATGACGGTGCATTCCGAGGGTTTATTAATAAAGTAAGTCAGGTAGAAGAAGACTTGTTAGAGCCTCTTATACAAGCAGAAATGAGAATAGCTAAAGATAACTTTTCTAGTATTATTAAAGTATTGGAAGAAGATGAAGAAGGCGTTCTCCTTACTAGTAGCATTACAGAAGAAGACCTTAGTGCTAATGGTAAACTCCTTCCAATGGGTAGTAGACGCTTTAGTAGACAACTTCAACAACTGCAAGGTTTAACACAACTAACTAATACAAACATCTCTCAGATGGTAGCCCCACATATTAATACATACAACTTAGCTAAAACAGTGGAAAGTTTATATGGATTTGATAAGTACGCATTTATTAAAAAGTTTGCTGCTGTAGATGAGAACTTAGAAATGCAAGAAAAGCAAATGGTGGCTGAACAAGAGATGGTTAAAACATCTTCCGAGCCAACAAGTTTAGAAATGGGAATGATGGGAGAAGAAGAAGATGAGTTTTAAAGTTCCTTCTTTTATGTCTACTTATTTTAGCTCTTTAAATGCAGAAGAGAAAAAAGAAGCCGTAGTTCGTTATAAGAGTTGGCATAAGCATGACTTTACACAGATGCTTCTAGATCACTTAGAAGACTCCCATAAGAAGTTAGTTAAAGAGGATGAGGATAAGAATGATTTTATATCTAAGTTCCAATTCTCTTATGTAGTTATACGTAATAGAGCAATGCGTAAACTTCTTAAAGAACTTCTAAAGAAGCTGGAGTGGGAGGTGTAATGGCTACATATGTTTATCATTGCTACGAGTGTGAATATGATAAAGATGTTGTACATGGTATGACAGAAAGCCCAGAAGTAGTTTGTAAAGATTGTGCAGAAGGTATGCATAAAGTAATAAGAAGCTCGAACTTCCAACTGAAAGGTAGTGGTTGGTTTGGAAAATCAAAACAAAACTAAGGTAATACGGATGGCTAAAAAAGATTTAACTCAAATATTCGCTACAGGGAGGCTTGCTAAGGGGAACTTCGGTACACCTAAGAAAAAGGCTAAAGCCAAACCTAAAACAGACAAAGAATTAGCAAGCACACGATTAGGTAAAGGGGCAGCAAAGAAAACAAACCCCACTGCAAGTATTGTTGGTAATGTTGCTAAGTACCTTACTGCGAAAAAGAACAAGAAAGAAAGTCAAGCTGCACAAGTTAAGAGATTAGCTGCTGTAAAGCGTTTAAAAAAGAAAAAGTAAACAAAACTAAGGAATTTAATTATGATGAAAGCTCAAGCAGTTGCATACGCTAAAAAGAAAGCCCCTAAAATGGCAATGAATGGAAAGTCCATTCCAGTAAAAAAGAAGCCAGCCCCTGAAAAGAAGCTAGTGGCGACGAAATTTAAAAAATTTAAAAAGATTGAAAAGAAAACCACAACTAAAAAGAAATAAGAGGAATTAAGAATGCAGACATCTAACCCAGATGTAAAAGAAAATTTGGAGGCTAACCAGCCAAAATCTCAGGAAGAGGTTAAGCCGCTATTTAGTGGTACAGATAGTCAAGGTAAAGAGCGTTTATTCAGCACCACTGAAGAAGCTCAACAATCATGGCAGTCTGCTCAGAACTTTATCAAAGATAAGGTTGATGAGACTAAAACGATGGAAGCTAGAATTCAAGAACTTGAAGCTAAACTTACCCAAAGTACAAAGCTGGAAGATGCTTTATCACAATTAAAAAATAAAGAGGAATCCCCTGTGAACGAATTACAGCCAAGTCAAACCACTGAGACAACCCCTCAGTTGGACGTTGAAACGCTTAAACAGCAACTACTACAAGAAGTTATGGGGTCACTTAGCACTTCCCAACAACAAGAAGTGTTCAGTAAAAACCAAAATGAAAGTATCAGTGCTGCACAAGCTGTATATGGAGATTCTTATGAGCAGAAACTCCGTGAAAGTGCTAAGGACTTCGGTATGTCTGATGAGGACATTATCAAAGAGGCACAGGCTAATCCAAAACGCTTTAAGAAGTTATTTGGTTTAGATAAACAACCCAAAACAACGTATAACCCTAGTAATTCTGTGTCTGGTTTTACCCAGAAAAAAGAAACTGGTCTGGATTTTTCACGGGGGTTTAACGACCGTACACGTGTTAATACAGCAGTAGACAACTATCGTAAGATTGCAGAAAAACAAGGCGTTAAATTAGATTTTTAATTGAGGAAATATTATGTCAACTTTTACTTATGCAGCAGTACCTAACCTAGTTCGTCAAGAGCTATATCAAGGTTCTTTAGAAAAACAATTCGATGATTGGTTAATTGGTCGTCCTTTGTTTGATGATAAAACAGGTATCTTTCCTGATGGTGACTCACTAGATGTTACCTTGACGGCAGACCGTGATGTAACAGATTACACAGAGAATACACAGATTAGTTATGACGGTATGACTACTTCTCGTAAATCTCTTGCTGTTACAGCATATAAGCAAGATGGTTTCTTTGTAACAGACCGTATGAAGCAAGATGCGCATCAGTCAGAAGCTTTCTTCCAAGAGAATGTCCACAAGTCTGGTATTGCTATGGCTACGGATATGGAAGTTGCCTGTTTAGCTACAGCTAACTCTCAGACTCTTGGTAATGCAAATGCCATTGGTGGTGTTGCTCACCGCTTAAAAGGTGCTGGTACTGGTGGTGCACTTACTCTTGAAGATATCATGTACATAAAGTACGCTTTTGATAAGGCTTATGTCCCTACCGAAAATCGTGTATTGATTGTTACTCCTGAAACTGAGTACGAACTTAATAAACTCTTGAATATTACTGAAGTAAGTAATGGTTCTCAGTTTAACTTCGACGTACAGGGTCTAGTTCAGACTGGTTTTGGTGACAAGCTAAACATTGTACGTAACATTGCTGGTATTAACATTATGGTTAGCCACAATTTGCCAGCCGTTACTGCTGAGTCTTTATCTCAATCTGATGGTACGGGTAGTGGTGTAATTACTGGTAAAGCTTGTGTTGCAATGTCTATGGCTAGTGACACTTCAATGCCGTTTATGGGTGTTGTACGTCAACGTCCACAGACTGAGTTCTTCCGTAACACTAACCTGAAACGTGATGAATGGTCTGCTACATGTCGTTATGGCTTCGCGCTTAAACGTCCTGAAGCATTGGTTAGTATAGCAACACCTGTCTAATTAATAGGTAGCTTTTAAAAGGGATTCTTAGGAGTCCCTTTCATAAAGTTCCTTGGAGAGAAAAATGAAAAGAACATTATTACAAGTTACACAAGAGTACCTTGACGCGACAAGTGGTTTCTACGTAGATAGTATATTCGATACAGATGAGTCTCAGCAAGTAGCTAAAATAGCAGAGCGCATGTATTACCAAATGGTGCAAGAATACGACAATATCTTGTTCACTATGGATGAGTTAACTCTAGAGTCTTTGTCGGATGTTACCCGTCCTAA